CGAGCACGTACGTCGGTTCTCGTCTGGCCTTCCGCGACCGGCTCGTCAAGGCGGCAAGCGTCGCTGCGTTCAAGTCGATAAGCGAGGTGGCATGACCGGCCGCGTAAAGCGTCAAAGCGGGAGCGAAGCGACAAAACGTCCGGTGTTCCCCGAACAAGGGGAACGCCGTTCTTTACGGGCGTCAGCCCGTTGAAAAATTTTTGTTTCCGGGGTTTTGTAGCTGTTTGTTAAATAATAATTTATGAAAAATCGTACTTTTGCATTCAAATTAAAAGGTGGCGCTTCCCCATAAGCCGTGTGGTTTATCGTGGCAACAACAACGCGAACCCGAATGGCGGTGTCTCGATGTCGAATGCGAACAACGATTTCTCGAATACGAACACGAACGTCGGTTCTCGTCTGAACAACAATCGAAAAGAAATTTTAATCGGCGTACAACACCGGGGACTTGTCCCCACCGTGGTGCCGAGGGAAGCAAGCCTCAGTAACAGCAGCCTTTTCGGGGCTGGAAAACTGAAAAATAGAGTGTCGGGTAGGGTTTGGTAGGCCGGAAACGGTTCGAAGAAGCCGGGCCCGGGGGATTGAAGGCCCCGTATTAAAAACAAGAAAAGGTATTTATGCGCAGAGTTGGTCATATCATCGAGGAGATTGTGGAGCCTTCCAACATGGAGGCCTCGTTCCGGCAGGTCCTTCGCGGCAGGAAACGTAAACGCAGCCGCCAGGGGTGCTATCTGCTTGCGCATAAGCCCGAGGTATTGAAGGAACTGACCGCACAAATTGCATCCGGCACTTTCCGCGTGAAAGACTACCGTGAGCGTGATATTGTGGAGGGCGGGAAACTACGCCGGATTCAGGTGATCCCGATGAAGGATCGTATTGCCGTGCATGCCATCATGGCGGTGGTGGACCGCCATTTGCGGAAACGTTTCATCCGTACTACCTCTGCCAGTATCAAGAAACGGGGGATGCACGACCTTCTGGCGTATATCCGTCGTGATATGCGTGAGGATCCGGAAGGTACGCGTTACTGCTACAAGTTCGATATCACGAAGTTCTACGAAAGTGTGAAACAGGATTTCGTGATGTATTGCGTGAACCGGGTTTTCAAGGACTTCAAACTTATGGCTATGCTGGAAAGTTTTGTCCGTCTGATGCCCGAGGGTTTGAGTATCGGGCTGCGTAGCTCCCAGGGGCTGGGTAATTTGCTTTTGTCTGTGTTTTTGGACCATTATTTGAAGGACAGGTACGCCGTCCGTCATTTCTACCGTTATTGTGATGACGGCGTTATACTGGGTAAAACGAAAGCGGAATTGTGGAAGATTCGTGATGCCGTCCATGGGCATGTTCAGCGGGTCGGTCTCGATGTGAAGGAGAACGAGCGCGTGTTTCCCCTGGGCGAGGGCGTTGATTTTCTGGGGTATGTGACTTTCGGTGCGGACCACGTCCGCCTGCGCAAGCGTATCAAGCAGAAATTCGCCCGAAAAATGCACGAGGTAAAATCGAGAAGAAGGAGGCGTGAGCTGATAGCGTCGTTCTACGGGATGGCCAAGCACGCCGACTGTCATACGTTGTTTAAAAAATTAACAGGCAAAGACATGAGATCATTCAAAGACTTGAACGTCGCTTATAAGCCCGAAGACGGCAAAAAGCGATTTCCCGGGGTGGTGGTAAGCATCCGGGAACTGGTAAACTTACCGATTGTAGTGAAGGACTTCGAGACGGGCATCAAGACCGAGCAGGGAGAAGACCGCTGTATCGTGGCCATCGAGATGAACGGTGAGCCGAAGAAGTTCTTCACCAACAGCGAGGAGATGAAGAACATCCTCTCGCAAGTGAAAGAGATGCCCGACGGCTTTCCTTTTGAAACAACCATCAAGACGGAAACCTTCGGGAAAGGTCGAACCAAATACGTATTTACATGAAACGAGTTGAAGGAACAGCTGGGGTGAAGCTGCTGGAATGCGTGAACCCGGTGAAGAACACGTGGCGCGTCCGTTGGGACGTGCGGGAAAGGGAGGACGGTTCTGCCGACTATATGGAGGAGAACATTTTAGGGAAGCCCTCCCGTGAGATAATAAGAACCGTTATCCTAGGCTGGTACAACGAAGAGATCGACCGGGAGATACTTTCCGGCTTCGTTTACGAGGGTATGCCGGTGTGGCTGTCAAGCGAGAACCAGTTCAACTACAAGGCGGCCCACGACCTTGCCGTGCAGAACGGCGGCGCGACGCTTCCGGTGACGTTCAAGTTCGGGACGGATGAGGAGCCCCGGTACCGGACGTTCGGGAAACTGGAGGAACTGACGGACTTCTATACGAAAGCCATGAAGCACATCCAGGATACACTGGCTGACGGCTGGAAAAAGAAAGACGCTTTTGATCCGGAGAAGTACCGGGTGGAATAAATCCTTCGGGGGAGGATAAGAAAAAAAGCCCCCGGCCTGTTAAAAAGTAACGCCAATCACTTTTATAAACATGAAACGCCAAACCGCGCGACCGGGGGCAAATACCCTCTGTCACGGTTTGACGTTTTTTTTGTTGTCTAAAAAATGATTGGCGATGCAAAGATATAATTTTTTTGTTGTATGAAAGTGATTGAGATACTAAACTTTAACCGGGAGCTGTTGAAAAGGCTCCAGGCGGCCGGCATCCGTCTGGAGGATGCCCGGTATATTGACCTGTATGCGGACTATACCCGCCTGCTGGATCAGGGTGAAAAAGTCTCGTATGCTGTGGCCGTATTGTCCGAAAAGTATTCGGTGAGCGAGCGCAAGGTTTATGCCTTGGTAAAACGCTTCCAGAGCGACTGCAAGACGCTTGCAGTGTGAACGGGGTGTTTTATGCCGTAGGGAGTGCCGTTTCCCCTTATCTTTAGGGTGTTTCAATTTTAGAAGGAGGAAATGGCTATGAACAAGTATTATCGTATCCTGGACAAGATTCTTGCCACGGGAAAAACACAGACCAACAAGAAGGGAAACATACAGTACCTTCTGAACGAGCAGCTGTCACTGACACCGGCGGACCTGCTCGACATATTCGAGGGGCATAATATCGCCCGCAAGAAACTCCGCAGCGAGCTCCAGCTGTTCATGCAGGGGGAACGTAACGTGGAGAAGTACCGGGAGGCCGGTATCAACTGGTGGGATTATTGCGGTTCTATCCTGGTGAACAGTTATCCGACCTATTTCGAGAAGCTGCCGCCGTTGATAGCGAAAATCAACCGGGAGAAACGCAACAGCAAGAACTACGTGCTTTTCCTGGGTGAGACCGGTGCGGAAAGCAACCAGGCACCCTGTCTGAGTCTGGTACAGTTCCAGCTGGACGGTGGTGAACTGGTTCTGTCCGCCTACCAGCGCAGCAGCGACGCGAACCTCGGGCTGCCTTCCGATATTTACCACCTGTACCTGATGGCGCGGCAGATAGAACTTCCCCTGAAATCGATCACACTTTACCTGGGTAATGTGCATATCTATGAGAACAATATCCCGGGCACCCGTGCGCTGATCGGCGGTGACGAGACGGTCCGCTTCGGGCTGAACGTGTAGTTTGCTGTATGTATCTTGCAGCGGGAACAGTTCATGTTTCCCGCTGTTTTTCGTTTATTTTGGGGACCTTTGCGGCCGTTTTAAAGCAGAATGAAATGAAAAAGATGTATTTGTCCGCCCCGCTTCCTTTCGTGGGGCAGAAACGCATGTTTGCGAAGGAATTTATCAAGGTGCTGGGACAGTTCCCGGACAGCACCGTATTTGTGGACCTGTTTGGCGGCTCGGGCCTGCTGTCACATATTACCAAATGTGTCAGGCCTGATGCCGTCGTTGTGTATAACGACTTCGACAACTACCGCCAGCGGCTTGCAAATATCCCGGCCACCAATGTGCTGTTATCCGATTTGCGCCGGATAGCTGAAGGGGAACCCAGAAACAAACGTATAACCGGGGAGGTTCGCGATAAAATGTTTGCCCGTATTGAGAGGGAAGAGAAGGAGCACGGCTACGTGGATTATATCACGATTTCCGCATCCTTGTTGTTCGCCATGAAATATGTGACCAGTTTGGAAGGAATGAAGAAAGAAGCCATCTACAATAGGATTCGGCAGACAGACTATCCCGAAGCAAAGGATTATCTGGAAGGACTGACTATAACCGGCGAAGACTACAAGGAAGTGTTCAAACGTTACAAGGATGCGCCGGGTGTGGTGTTTCTTGTGGATCCGCCGTACCTTTCTACTGAGGTGGGTACTTATAAGATGTTCTGGCGTCTGGCCGACTATCTGGATGTACTGACCGTTCTGAAAGGGCATTCGTTCGTGTACTTCACTTCGAACAAGTCCTCCATTTTAGAACTGTGCGACTGGATGGACCGAAACCCATTTGTCGGTAGCCCATTCAAGGAATGCAGGAGAGTGGAGTTTAGTGCAAACGTAAACTATCAAGCTAAATATACAGACATGATGCTGTACACGAAGCCGGATGAAGTGCCGGGTATAGCAGCTTAACACTGCATAAAGATAGTGAATTATTTTGAATCTGCAATGGCTTTCAAATGATATTTTAAGGCGTTCAAAGAGGGTTCAAGTGAAAGACAAACGGTGGGCTTTGGTCGTGCAGAATAGGACCGCGCTCACCGTTTTTCTTGTACGCGTCGTTTTTGTACTTTTTGAAACGCATCGTTTTTGTTAATCGGCACGTCTGGTTTTTCCGGATTTAGTTACCTCCGATGATATGTAGCATTTTCAGTATGCGGTCGTGGTACTCCTTTCGGATGTACACCTGTTTTCCGAGCCTTGCCGTGACATTGGACTCCCGCACGAACATGGAATCGTAATCCGTCTTCTCCGGCTTGCCGTTCCTGCGCCTGCGTTCCGTTTCTTCTTTGGGACGTGATGCAGGTTGGGGTCCGGCCGACTGCGGTTCTTCCTTCGGTGGTAGATCCGATACATTGCCGTCCGTGCTTCTTGCTTCCGGCGGTATGCTTGCATCGTCCATACGGAACGAGTTGATTATGGCATCACTGTCGATGTCCTCGATTCTTGCTTTCTTTGCCATGACACTCAATTTTTGATGATACCGAGAATTTCATCCACAAGGCGGTCAAGGTTGCTGCCGCGTACCAGTGTCTTGTCCGCAGGGAACGCCGTGGAACGGAACACCGCCTTGCGCTCCGCCGCTGTTTCCTTGCGGAAACGCTTGCTGTCCGGCAGGAATGTTTCGAGGATAGGCAGGGCGAACTCGGCGCATACCTTGTCGTATGCCTTGTATAGTTCCGTCTTCTCGCGTCCGTCCACCATGTTCCACACAAGGTAGATTCCTTTGATGCCGGATTTTCCCGTGCTTATCATCTGTTCGTTAATGACTGTGGCGAACTTGATGGAACTTTCCATCACCACCCTGTCTGCGATGATGGGTGTGAAGATGTAGTCCATCTTGGCGATAGTCTGTACCACATCGGCATTGTTGATAGTACCCGGCAGGTCGAAGAACACGAAATCAAGGTCGGGCTGTGCCTCCGTCAGATTTTCGGCGGTTCTTATCGCATCCTCCGCGCGGCTGCATCTGATTGTGTACGGGTTTTTCTTCAGCCGCTTGAGCTGCTCATACGCCATCACTTTGTAATGCCCGTCCTCCATGACGGCTTTCAGGTCACGCTTGCGCATGTCATGAATACTGTACTGCGGAAAGTCGCAGTCCACCACGGCCACGTTGTAGCCTTTCACATAGTGCAGGTAGCTTGCCACAAGCACTGTCAGGGTTGTCTTTCCGGCCCCTCCTTTCTGCGTGGAGATTGCCACATAAGTTGTCTCTTTCATTTGTTTGATAATTTATTAAGTTACACATCTGTCCGGTCACGGCAGCGTATTGCCATTCATACGCACGCACGCTTTACCGTCCGTTCATTTACCTGTTCACCAATCCGTCCAAGCCTGCGGACATCCGATTGCATATCCACCCGTCCAAGCCTTGGTTCATACGCATGAATACGGGAATGGAAATCCGGTTGTCCGTTCACACCCGCTTCCGACCGTTTGGACAGATGCCCGGATTGCTGTCCGAACATCCGATTGAAGGGGTGTGCTTTCAGTCCTTCATCCGAATCATGCTGCAAATAAACAATGATATTTTGAAACTTGTATCACTTCCCAAGCAAGTGGCAGCACGTTGCGCCGGTTGGCAGTCATTGACCGGGTCAAGCATCTGTCCGATACCGCTTTAAGGGCGTAACTTTGCCCCCGGACAGCAGGGTTCGCCGATGGTGGCGCAGCCGGAGTCCTGAAAGGTATCTTCCCAATCCGTCCCCTGACGGATTTTTATGTTCACCTGAACATAGCAAGATGTCTTTTCAGCCGCTCAAAATATTTTGAGCAGCCACGAAAAGCACTTGCCCTTGCAGGGGACGGGCTTTCCCTCCGAAGTCGGAAAGCCTTTCAGAACTGCGGTGCCGTGAACAGAAGCGGCGGCTTATGCCGTCAATCCGCTAAATCCAAAGTGATATGAAAGAGAAAAGGAAAAGCAAAGCAGGGAGAAATCCCAAACTCGATCCGGCGGTGTACCGCTACACCGTCCGTTTCAACGAAGAGGAACACAACCGTTTCCTCGCCATGTTTGGAAAATCGGGTGTCTATGCAAGGTCGGTTTTCCTCAAAGCGCACTTCTTCGGGCAACCGTTCAAGGTGCTGAAGGTGGACAAGACGCTGGTGGACTACTACACCAAGCTATCGGATTTTCATGCGCAGTTCCGCGCCGTGGGGACGAATTACAACCAAGTCGTGAAGGAATTGAGGCTGCATTTTTCCGAGAAAAAAGCGATGGCGTTGCTCTACAAGCTGGAGCAACGCACCGTCGAACTCGTGAAACTGAGCCGTCAGATTGTGGAATTGTCGAGAGAAATGGAAGCAAAATGGTCGCAAAAATCAGTGTAGGAGACTCGTTGTACGGCGCGATTGCCTACAACGGGGAGAAGATTAACGAGGCGCAGGGGCGGCTTCTCACCACCAACCGCATCTACAATGACGGTTCGGGAACGGTGGACATAAGCAAGGCGATGGAGGGTTTCCACACCTTCCTGCCACCGCAGATGAAGGTCGAGAAGCCGGTGGTGCATATCTCGCTCAACCCGCACCCAGAGGATGTGCTGACCGATATTGAGTTGCAGAATATCGCCCGCGAGTATCTGGAAAAACTCGGTTTCGGAAACCAGCCTTATCTTGTTTTCAAGCACGAGGACATAGACCGCCACCACCTGCACATCGTAACGGTCAACGTGGACGAAAACGGGAAAAGGCTCAACCGGGATTTTCTCTACCGCCGCAGCGACCGTATTCGCAGGGAACTGGAACAGAAGTACGGATTGCATCCGGCAGAACGTAAAAATCAGAGATTGGATAACCCGTTGCGCAAGGTGGACGCATCAGCAGGCGATGTGAAGAAGCAGGTGGCTGGCACCGTGAAAGCTCTGAACGGGCAGTACCGTTTCCAGACGATGGGCGAATACCGTGCGCTCCTTTCCATCTATAAC